TCAATCACAGACTGCAATTTATCTTCTGGGTTAACTGTAAACACTTGAGGATAAGACAATATCTTGGCCCTCCGGTGAGGTCTCTCTGGCAGGTCCTTGCCTTTCTGGACCAGGGTTCCCTCAAGTTTTGCAATCCTCGAAGCATTATAAACTACTGTGTCTACCTTCACGCGTTTATTTGAGAACGTCCTATGTAATGCATGTAATACCGATTTAATCAGGTCTCTTGATTCATTGGTATTTGGCATATCAATTGGGTATTTTAAGTGATAACCGTTGCCCGAATCGCTCTTTATGGGTTCACTGAAATGCATCTTTCCCAAGTAATCTGCCACCTGACAGAATACATCATACGCTACTCCTTTTTCTCCGTTTGTGGCTGATATGCCCTTTGACCTTTCAGGATCTATATCCACAAATAGCCACCGGCGGCGCGTTATATCGGAGTCCTTTGTGGCTATATTGCCTACCCGTAAACGCCCCCTTTCAATAAATGAATCTGGAATTCCATTCAAGAGAATGTAGATGCCTTCAACTTTACCGCTAATCTCTTCCACATCTCTTGCTGCTATATTCTGATCGTTATAATATCCCGAATAAGCTCCGGTCTTGAACCCCGCGCGGATCTCAAATGTGTTTCCTATAGGAACAACCAACTTAATAGCGTCTGCACATTTCACTGTAGCCCCCAGCGTAGATACCTTTTTATTTTTTGAAAACATATAGTATATCACCAAATACTGCTTTTTTAGAAAACTAATTAATCGTCCCTAATCATGGTCGTTCCTCAAAATAATCAGACAGTTTTTTTACAGTAGTATATGACGCCCCCTTTTCTTTATGTTGTTTGATTTTCCAAACCGTCTGGAAGGTAAGCCCAGTCTCCCTGGCTATATGAGACAGATTCCGGTCACCCAATCTGCATCTGATCTCTTCTAATGATAACGTAATGTATATTATGTGTTATGATTATATTAACGTTTCTTTGCAATACTGTAAACGCAAACATATATATATCAATCAACCAAACTATGTATTGTGAGAAAATCGAATAACAAAAACAACTCACACACAAAAACGAACGGAGAACTGAAACATGGCAATCGACCTAAAAAAACTCAAAAAAGAGAAAGACCATCCGCCTAGGATCTGTCTGCATGGATCTATGGGTTGTGGAAAATCCATGACGGCCACCTGCGCACCCGTCCCTATGTGGCTTAATTTGGAGAAAAGCGTATTGGCCCGGGATCTTGGAATAGGTAATCAGACACCATCATCATACCCAGAAGTAATGGAATATCTAACCGCGCTGTTAACACAGGAACATGAGTTCAAGAGTATTATAATAGATACACTTGACAGACTCGAAAAAATGATTACAGACTATGTCTGTGAAGTAAACGGATATGAAAATATCTCAAAAACCCCCTGGGGAGAAGGACTCACAGCGCGGACAAAAGAATGGCTAAAATTCTTTAATCTGCTGGATAGACTCAACACAGAAAAAGGAATGATTGTCATTGTGGTCTGTCATTCTGTTATTGTGGATATAGAAGATCCTGTATTACCTAAATATGGAAAACATACACTTAATCTATACAAACGGGATGCCCCCTATGTTACAGGATGGGTAGATCTGGTTGGATATTGTATGATTAAAACATTCACAACCACCGACGGAGAACGTAACCTGGCCATAACGGACAACGAACACATCATCTGTTGCCAGCCAAAGCCAGCCTATGACGCTAAGACGCGGTATGAAGATATCCCGGATGAAATCCCTATGGACTGGGGCATCCTGCTGAAATATATCTGTGCGAGCTGTGCACCAGTAAAGAAGAGCAAGAAGAAAACAACAGAAAACAAGGAGGAATAATTATGGCAATATTAGATTTTAACGCAGACACTGTGGAACCATCCAGTGGATTTGAAGTAATCCCTATTGGGGATTATAAAGCAGTGGTCACAGCAAGCGAAATGAAGGACACTAAGAAAGGTAATGGTAAATATCTTCAGCTGACTTATGATATCCTTGAAGGTAAATACAAAGGCAGGAAACTGTTTGATCGTCTTAATCTTAAAAACAGCAACCAGAAAACCGTTGAAATTGCACAGAGAGATTTAAGCGCTCTTTGTAGGGCTGTCGGCGTCATGCACCCACACGACTCAGGGGAATTACACAACAAACCATTTATCATCTCTGTAATCATCCAGGATCCAACAGCAGCCTATCCTAATCCAAGCAATGCAATTAAAAACAGAAAATCTATCAATGGAGGCAACACTCTGAAAAACACTCCTGTACCTGCACCAACCCCGCAACAGACAGAAGAGTTAGCTAATACCACAAAAGAAGAGGATATGCCCTGGGAATAACTCTTTTTTGGGTGGAGATTGATTATGGAAACAGAAGAATGCATCGATCTGGGTTGTAATACTCTTGGTGTGTCTGACGCAATAAATAAAAAAGCAAAATTAATGTTGAGCCACCTTGACCTTAAAAAGCCCCCGCTTAGTAAAGCATCCCCAAAAACGATTGCGGCTACTCTGGTGTATCTCGCGGGTATATTATGTGGGGAACGCATATCACAAAACAAACTCTATGAAATATCAGGGGTATGCGGAGCAACAATTCGGAGATTATATCCATCTATTATGTTGGATTTACCTTTCGACTTAGGAGGAATGGACTATGGCAAATCTATTAAATCTGGAAACTGATACAAAAACAATACAAGCCATTTACAAACACTACAAACAGAATGCAGAAGACTGGAGGCGGCCCCACCTGGGCGCCTCTCAGATCGGGCGGAAATGTCCAAGAGAGATCTGGTACCAATTTCATTGGTGCCTCGCACCCGATCGTCCTGGACGGATATATCGGCTCTTTGAGACCGGCAATCTGGCAGAGCCACGGTTAGTGCAGAACCTGAGAGATGTTGGTGTAGAGGTTTATGACAGAGACCCTCGCAACCCTGAGAAACAGATCAGGTATGCTGATCCAAAGATCGGGCACTTCTCCGGGAGTCTGGATGGAATCGGGCGCGGGTTCTCCGAAGCCCCGAAGACCTGGCATGTCTTGGAATTCAAGACGACCAACACGCGCGGATTCAAAAAACTACAAAAGGACGGTGTGGAAAAGGCAAAGCCTGAACATTACGCACAGATGCAGATGTATATGCAGTGGAGCAAACTAACCCGCGCGTATTATTTCGCAGTGTGCAAAGAAACCGATGAAATATACGGTGAACGGATAAACAAGAACGCCAAAGCGGTAAAAGAGATCCGGGAAAAAGCAAAACAGATTATAGAAGCGACAGAACCCCCGCAGCGGATAAACGAAGATCCGATCAAATGGGATTGCCGGTTTTGTGATTATAAACCCGTCTGCCATCTGAGTAGATTACCTGAAATAAATTGCCGGACTTGCGCGCACAGCACCCCTGAGATAGACGGGACCTGGTCTTGTGATTTGATGCCCGGCGGCCAGAAAGAGCATCCGGAAGATCCGCAATGCAACCTGCATATTTATATTCCGGGGTTGGTTCCGCTGATGGTATTAGACTCAGATCCGGTGGCGGGCACAATCTCATATGACAAAGGCTTGACAAATGGACCGGGATGTCTGAGTAGTCAGGAACTTAAGGAGAGGATTGAGGGTGGAGAATGAAAACTGAATCTGAAATTAAGGAAAAATTGAGACAAGTCAAACAAACCCAGAATGCGAGTCGATATGGAAGACCGTTTGGAGTCTCTGAATCTGCCTTCTGTGCGGCGCTTGAGTGGGTGCTGGAATGAAACTAAATACCAAGATCAACAACGCAGAACTGTATTCTCAGATACGCGATTGCCACGTTCTCCAACTGGGAATATTCTTAGAGGATAATTTCACAAAACTTCCTGGGCGACTGGCCGGCACAGATTATATTGTTGATTATGCGAATCCCAAGGGTAACATTGTCGCGGCTGAAATAATCAAATGCGAGGATAAAGCAACAATATTTTGGTTGAAGAATTCACGCGGACAGGCAATAAATATGCTATCGGAGGCAGTGGAATGATACGAATTCTTGAAATCCACTCGTGCCTCCAGTGTAGATATATGTCGAACTATTGCCCGGCGGATTTCTTCGGATTGTGCATCAATCCAGAATTGAAGGTATATGGGGGCAAAATTATTTCATATGATGCCGTTTGGGACGTAGGATTCCCGCGCTGGTGTCCGTTGGAGGTTAAGGGATGAACCTCAATAAAATCTATCTGGGTGACTGTCTGGATTATATGAAAGAGATGGAGGATAATAGTGTGGATTTGGTGCTGACAGATCCGCCGTATGGGATTAATATAAATCATAACATGGGTCGAAGAAAAGGAGACAAACATTCAGAATATGCTCCATGTGGTTGGGATTCGAAATCCCCCGCGGTTTGCTATTTTGATGAGATATTCAGAATATCTAAAAACCAAATAATATTTGGGGCCAACAATTTCATGAGTAAAATTAAAAAAGATTCCCAATGTTGGATTGTGTGGGATAAAGGATTTTCTGAAGATTTGTCTTTTGCACAGGTTGAATTGGCATGGACATCATTTAAATCATCAGAACGCGGAATAGAAAAAAGAAAAGAAAAGAATCATAGATATAATGTTTCTGAAAAAGGTAAACTGCGGGACGCAAACAAACACCACAAAAGAAGAATGCAAAAACAAAAAGCCAACAAACCGACAATGGATCATATTTTGCCATTGTCAATGGGTGGAGAGCACACCAGCGCAAACATACAAGCGTTGTGTCAATCATGCAATAGTTCAAAGTGTAATAGAGTAGATCTTAATAAAATTCAATCGTGGTGCTGTGGGGGCGAACTATGTTAATTCTGCGTGATTATCAGAACGATGCCGTAAAAGCATTCTTTGATTACTGTGGTAATGGCGGGCGTGCTGGTGTGATAAGTATCTCAATGGGTGGGGGTAAATCCATAGTAATTGCTGAAATCTGTAAGATACTATGCACCACTTGGCCCCAGGTGCGTGTATGTAACGTCACACACTCCCGTGAATTAATCCAACAGAACTATGATGAACTTAAGGGACACTACCCTGAGGCTGATGCGGGCATATACAGCGCAGGCCTGAATAGTCGTGATCTAAATAACAGGATTATTTTCTGTGGTATACAGAGTATTTACAATAAAGCTTTTCAGATGGGAAAGATTGACCTTATAGTGATCGACGAGGCGCACTTATGCGGAAGGGATAAACGGGCCAGATATTATAAATTTTTACATGATCTTAAAATGGCAAATCCAAATATAGTTTTATTAGGTTTAACCGGAACCGCGTTTAGGTTGGATAGTGGTCTCTTGTATGAAGGACCTGATAAGATATTTGACGACCTGATATATGAGATTGGTGTAGGTGAACTCATCGAGATGGGCTTTTTGTGTCCGATGATCAGTAAGGGAGGCATTGATAAAATAGATCTTGAATCGGTTCATACCCGTGCGGGTGACTATGTAAATAGTGAACTGGAACACGCTGCAGACAATGAAAAACTAACTAAAAGTGCATGTGCTGAAATAATAAAATATGGAGAGAGTAGAAGTTCCTGGTTAATCTTTTCTGCAGGGAAAAAACACGCGGGTCACATAAAAGACGAGATGATAAGGAACGGGATCACCTGTGAAATAGTCATGGGGGATACACCCAAAAAAGAACGCGATCAAATCATTGCCGATTTCAGACACAGAAAGATCCGCGCTATTGTGAATATTTTAGTTTTGACCACAGGGGTAAATATACCCGGAATTGATCTTGTGGCCCTGCTTACTGCGACCAAATCACCGAACAAATATTCTCAGATGTGTGGCAGATCTACCCGTATAGCCCCTGGAAAAGAGAATGCATTAATTTTGGACTATGGTAAAAATATAATCACACACGGACCACTAGATAAGATCATTCCACCACAACCAAAGAAAAAAGGAGAAGGGAACGGAGATGCACCTTGTAAAGAGTGCCCTATATGCCGCGATATAGTAGCAGCGAGTGTGCGGCTGTGTCCTGCATGTTTTTTCGAGTTCCCAAGAAAAGATCCCCATGAATCAGAAGCTTATGCAGGAGCAGTCCTCTCTCAGGATGAGAAACCGGTCTGGGTAGAGGTCTTGGAAACCGGATACAGTCGGCATCATAAAACAGGCAAACCCGACAGTATCCGCGCGGACTTTGAAACGTTTTATAATGGCAGGGAACATACATTCTCACATTGGATTACTCTGGACCATACAGGGTATGCAGGAATGAAAGCAGCTCAGTATGTGGCAGCGGTCGGCGGCACGGCAAAGACCGTTGACCATGCCTTGCAGGAGATGTATTACTGGACAGATCCTATCAGGATAGAGGTAAGAAGAGAAGGAAAATTCTGGAGGATCCTCCGGTTTGATTTTCCTGAAATTACGCCACCGACTATCCAAAAACAATTGGGGGAAGCATTAGAATGAGAAAAACAGAGGCTATAGCCCCCATATTTGCGGTGGATCGGATAAATTAAATATCACCCCAATCATAGTAACAATTGGAGATGACTCTGAGAGCAACGCCCGGCAGGGACTATCACACCTCTGTTTTTCCATGTAGCACACTCCATGACTCAAATATATACAATACGGATACAAAATAGGGTTATAACGATACAGACCCAACCAAAACTGTATCAGTAACGGTCCGGGCGGATCAGAGGATCCACTTTTTTTAGATAGCTTACTTGAGATAGTTATATATAGTAGTTGGTACATAGTAGTATGTAGACAGGAAGTATCCTGTCAGGAGATGTGAGAGAACATGGCAAAATTGACAATGAGAGAACGTCTGGATATGATGACCCCCGCAGAAATCAATCGAGAAGAACGGATAGATGCAGAGATCGATGAGCATATCTTTGCGATGGAAGAGCAGGCAAAGCGTGAATATGTAGAATCTGGATTCTAATTTTTGTGGAGATGGAAAAAACATGAAACAAACAAAAGATGGAATGAAACCAGAGAACGGCTATGAATGCGACAATCTGCTCTGCTGCCACTGCGTGTATGCAAAGGATCTGGATAAATCGGCATGCTTTACCGTTGATGGCAACCAGTGCGCGAAGAGACAAGAGTTTTTTAAGGGTGATTGAAACTATGAATATAAAAATGAAGTCCTGTTCAAAATGTGGCGCGAGCATTGGATTTGTGCGGAATCGACATGGAAAATGGTACCCCGTTGATCTGTTCCGGGATCCTGAAGGGAATTGGACCTACACCAGAGGCATAGGCAATCATGGGAATTACACCCCTTGGCATAGATGTGACGAACACGCTGTTGATTATCCTCACTTCGAGGACAGATACGAATATTATCGTGTGGATAAATCTAAAGTAGATGATATGGTAGCACTCTCGCGAGAGCTGAATGATCTGGACAGCATAGATCAGAAGAAAATCTGTGATATCTTAGGATGTGGCTGGATGGTTGTGAAATTATGAACAAAAAACAAGCCATGAAGGATTTTGGATTCTCTGAAGAGGATCTTAAACTTCACACAAAAAATTACAACTGGTATATTTGTTGGGCTGAGCTTGAGGTATGGTGCGAGCGAACCTTTGATTACGGCAATATCAAAGAGGAGACCTATAAAACGTTCTCCGCGTTTGCACGGGCATGGGATGTGTTGATGGCCGACAAGACCAAGAACATTACAGACTGGACAGGATGCAATGATGGGGGGTATTAAATGGAACACCGCACATTCGACGGAGAAATTTATGAACTTGTAACTATGTCAGTACCTGAACGAGTCGCTGCAGAATACGAGGCTATAATCCTTGAGCGGGGATATCATGTCCAGAGGATACCGATACCTGAGCCCGTGGACGGACGAATATATTATAACATATACATGGGGACTGGTCAGTATGTCTGAACCAGAGCTTGAGAGAGACCCTATGGAGGAATACTGGGAAGGCATCCACAATGAGATGTCAAATCCCTACAATGGGAATAGGGAGGATGATTGAATGAGAACCGAACTGGGCGAACTAACCGCGAAATATAAGTCAACATGTTACATAAAACCAACCGGGGAAAACCACACCCGGTTTGGTCCTTGTGAAATGTGCGGGGAAAAATGCAGTGAAGTTTTTATTGCATCCTACGGCCCCGACACTTTTTTCGGATGTGAATCGTGCTGTAGTGAATGGATGGCAACTATGGAGTTGAGAGAACCATGATAAAATGGCATCCGGGTATATATGATCCCATAGCCGGGACAGTAAATCAGATTATAACTGAAATGGATACTCCAGATGAGGTTTCCAGGGATAAAATTGTATATAAAATTGCGTGGTGGAAGTATCCCACTTATATTGGGGTTCAGCGCGCAGTCTACGCAGCAATGTTGGATATAGGATATGTGCGCAAATTGCCGAGAGATACTCGGAAGATTGTGTTTATCCGTGCTGATTTGCCTAACGGAGTTTATAACGATCATGAAATCAAAGTCAGGACATATAAATGCCAATATGCTGGTATGATGAAAAAGATTAAGAAAATCATTGAGGATGCAGGATATCCAGATTTTATATCTATACAGAGAATTATCTGTGAGCTATCTGAGATGGGGATAGATGCCAGAACCCGACAAATGAAGACAGTTATAACGTATCTAATGCCTAGCATGGGCTATGACATTGAGCGTAATCTGGATGGAACTATGCGCAAGCACAAAAAGTATCAGACTTACTATAAGGTGACCAAATGAAAAAGAAAGAGATCCTAATCAGAAGAGTAAAACCGCGCGGGAATTCTTGCTGTGTACCCATTCCCAAATCCTGGCAGGGAGAAGAAGTGGAAATAAAACGGAAAAAGAAATCAACTTAATTCTCTTTTCTTTGTGAAAAGATAAACCAGATGTTTGAATCGATTCCAATCATTTTCAATAATTGCGTGCCCAGCAGCGTATATATTTTTGTCATCAATATTAATATCAACTCCCAATTTGCGTGGGTTGGAACCGTATTTTTGGATTAGGTGATCTATATTATCATTTGTTGCATGGCGTTTAACTCGATTTGCGCCTAACCATGCATTCATGTTATCTTCCAACATGCCAGATCTACAAGAATGAATTATAATCCAATACCCAGCATCATACCATTCCTTGATCGTCTCAATGGCCCCAGGGATTGCAGGTCCTATCTCAGGAAAATTATCTTCTACTATAGTACCATCAAAATCAATCCCGATCACCGGCATATCCTCCGGAGACAAGTTAAATTCGTTCATTTTTAGATCCCTCGTTTCTCAATTTCACAGATCTCATCCCACAACGCCCCCGCGGCAATAATAAAATCATGCCAGTTCAAGCCTGATTTAAGTTTAACCGCCTGCAATTCCTTAAATTCGGATTCCTCCAAACTAATTTGTAGTGTCTTCATACACTATAATATGACATACATAGGTATATATGTATCTATGCTGAATTAGATATAGTGACAATGAGTCACAAGGAGCAGAGACATGAGACTAAAAATACGAATCAAAGAGACAAAGAGAGAACGGCGGGAACTGACACGGGAAGAACGAATCATAATTGGATTTTGCCCTCAAGATGCAACTAAAATCCATCCTGCATGTAGATATATCTCAGATATAGGATACGTATCTGGTTCTATTATAGGCGGAACTGCCGAATTCAAAACAGAAACAATCCGGGATGCAACCGACGAGGAATATTATGCGTTTTGGGTGGCACAGCTACCACAGAGATATACATCCATACATGGCGACGATGCACGACTAAAATATTTCCATGAACGTGATCTTGGAAAAATATTCCTACCGGAGTTAATACCATGAAACAGACAATCCTTGAAACAAATAACCCCTACGAACGCGCATTCCACGCACAGAGTGAAATTGCAGTAATCAATCGAGAAATCAAAG